ATTGAGAACCGGCACCCACCGGCCGCACGTGGTGCGCATAGGTGAATGCTTAAGGAACTGAACCCTTTCGGGGACAAAGCGACCATCGAGGAAGCAATCTTCCACCGTCACCTTCAGACCCGCTTTCTTGCTAGAGGCGGCGATAATGCTCTCAAAATCACGAAACCAATCACCGAAGAGATCAAGTTCACTAAGACAGAAGAGCAAAGAAATGCCGACTAGGTAAGAATTCCAATGGTTAAGTATGGTGGTCATCGCATTGCCCGAACCGAGTAAGAACCGTTTGAACTGCAACAGGATGCGTTCGTTCCACTCGAAAGGGTTTTGTATGGTCACTGGAAGCATGCACTGCCGCAACATTCCCAATGCACGTTCAGGATGGAAATTTGACAGCGCCATGCCAGCACTCATAGCAATCAGCTCTCTAATCGTGGAGTCACTCATGCTCAGGTCCACGTTATAGCAAAACCAATGATGACCAACATTTCCACACAGAACGGAGTCATCGGAGTAGATGAGATGGAAAATCTCGTTGGAGCTGCCATTGCATCGTACGATCTCCTCGAAAGCGGCACAAAGGCCATTTTTACGTGGCTTCGCCATGATGAATGTGCGTAAAACAACTGTGGTGCCGTCCCGCATGCGCAAAGAGGTTTGGTGCTCACCATCCAGGCATACCTTAGCGAACTCGGGCAATTCGTTCGCATACATGCACCCGGCTTGGTAAGTAATGAACAAGCGCGGTACTTTACCCGGCTTAGCCCACTCCTCCTTAACTACAGCGTTGAGACGTCGAACCATATCATCATCCGATACGTGTAGTCTCACTCCTTTGACATACGCCATTCGCAACTTCTGTTTCACGACGGCTAGGGAACCATTTTCGTGCCTGGAATACCAGGCATCAAAATACGTGAGATACGCGTCAAAGCCTTTATAATACAACCAATGTTTGGAGGTTCGGTATTTGTCCACCCACGCTTGAATCGTGGACCGTTGGTGGTTTCTGACCAATTTCTTCAAATGTAGGGCCATGAAATCGGAATAAGCACTTGTATGAGGCTCGTACGGTTCCATCCCGCCAACACTGATCTGTACATCACCACGATGATCGGCATTTTCAAACTCTATCGTGGCAGCAGCGTCAAGGTGGACACTAAGACCAGTACGTGTGGCAATTTTGACATTCAGCACGTCCATGATAGAATCAAGCTGCCTGGTGGCGTGCCGATGATGATCATAACGAACACTGCGGTAGAAACTGTACAAGATATCGAGTTGATTACTATTATACTGCTCCTCATCGTCATCTCTCTTTGCGCAGAATCTCTTCGTGGCCAGTAGCGCATTCGCAGGTGTTTTCCCGTAGATCACGAATCGGTCAGCTCCATGAATGTCAAAGAATTGGACCTTTCGAAATTTATCAGGAACGAGTACGCTCGGTGCCATGGTGTCAAACCGTGCCAAAGGGTCTGCACTATCATGTTCGGGATACGACGCTCCATCAAGGCGCTTCACCACAAAATCGTCGCGGATTTCCCAATCGAATCGGTACCCATATTGGTCATAGTAGGCATCCATCATGGAGTCGTGTGCATCCAATGGTTGGAATACAGCTCCAGGAACCTCCATTGCTCGGTGGCCAATACGGCAACGTTCAGACCACGTTATTCGCGGATCTTCAAACTCAACCAAGTCCCGATGCCGAGTCGCACGATGCCAGGCTTTTGGGTCGCGCACGAATGTGTTCTCGAACGTCCCCAGTATCGGATTAGCACCAACTTCGAAGTTGATTTTCTCTTTGTAAAACATGTAAAAATCAATGGTTTGCGCAAGGCATGAAGGATTTCGATGGGCATATTTAGTGCTCGCGGCCACCTGTGCCATGGCGATGTGGGAAACCGTGAAGGCGGAGGCAAACTCGCGGGTGAAATACTTCAACACGTCGATGTAAAGATACAAGTTCGATCTACTGAAATAGACACCACGTTGTTCCTGATCTCGGATCTTGAACAATCGGTAAACTCCTCGGGCAGCCACTTCCGTGCCAGCGCTCCGACCACCCATCATCCCATCTTGTTGAACAATGTAACCCGGATGAGCATCGACCACGTTGTTGACGACCTCATTTTCCCGGACATAGTCGAAAACAAATCCATTATCGAAACTTACAAAACAGTCAGTTTCTGGCATGAAGTAACACCATCCGTGTGGGCTATCAGCCTCGTTGTGTTTCGGCTGTCCACCATGATTTGGGCTGTAGTACTGAGAAAGCACGCACAAAGTTCGACGCCACACTGGTTCAGTGCCTGGTAGTTCGATCTCTCCACGACGAGGTTGCTGTGCATTCGCGTGTTTGGGCTCGGGTGGTTCGGATGGTTGAACTATTACAGGATTAGGTTCAGTAAACCACGAGTCAATCGGCATGTCCTCCACGTTGTTAGCCAGTTCCTCGTCAATCCTGTCCATGATACCATGGAATTTCGTAATAGTTAGTCTTTCCCGGGACTGCATACCTAGCCGTTTTTTAATAGCCTGGAGCACACTTCCTTCGCGGTTGTTTCGCTGCGTTGGAGTGGTTGCAGCACCGGCGGCAAGTGGGGCAGAACCCTTCTCGGTCACACGTCTTCCACTGTTCCGTGTTCGACCTTCCGTGCGGCTAGGTGGATGAACTACAGGTGGATCAGTGCTACGTGGGGCATCCAATTTCATGGAAGACAAGGCCAAATCTAACGATCCAAGTCCCTGCAGCACCGTATGTTTCTTGTCCTGAGGCGTGTCATCCGTGTTTGTCCACTCACCATTATTGCCGTTCAAAGCGCCCTCATGGGCAAAACGGAGCGGCGGATGTGGATCTTTCGGGATATAACCATTATCGACAGTCATCTGGTTTAATCTGGCCCGGTTACTGACTTTGGCCATCCAACGCCGTTGAACAGCGAGTTCATAGGACTGTGCACTATAAGTTCCATGAAGATGAGTGGCGTTTAGGAACCGTCGTGTGTCTCGCGGTCGCGGTCGGTACCGCCCAAAGGAGATGCGCATCCTGAATCGGTGCTCCGAAGCAGCCAACCCGTCAATTTGCATGTGGATCTCGGGCCATATGTCGTAGATGCGAAAGCTTTCAGCACACCGCGCCAGCTCCCTGACTTCATGGTCTTGCGCTGCTGTCAGTGCCGGCGGCCGGATATCATCGGTCATGGTGTACTCACCGTGCGAACCATTCAGCTCCATTGGACA